TTGACTATCGTAATCCCAATCAAAGCTAACATTTTCGGAATTATCTACATTTATCCTAAAAATAGAATTGTCATTTGCTGAACTTACAAAATCAAGTTTTGAAGAGCCGTTATACCCTTTCTTTAGAAATAGGCTTGAGCTGTCATTTGCAAGACTTGATCTCCCAATAGTAGCAGATGTACTTGCTCCGTTATCCACAGTCAGCCCATCGCTGGTCAAAGTCCCCGTGATGTCCAGATTACCCGTCATAGTATCGCCAGCTACTTCAACGTAACGTGCATCTGACTGAGTCTTGCTGTAGTGGTCAGCTAGTACGAATGTACCATAAGCTACGATGTCTACGATGTCGTTGTTTGCAGCACCAGAGGCAAGCTGAATGCTTGTACCATTCGTAGCTGTGAAGTCAGTACCAGCTAGTAGCTTAACACCGTTCAAGTATACGTCTACATAACCTGCATCATAGGTAGCTGAGAAGACTGTTTGACCTGAAGTAGCAGTGTAAGTAACACGATCTGATGTACCGTTGACTGCAGAACCAGCAGACTGCCAACCAGATGAACCATAGACGTTCATAATGTTAGTGGTTGTGTTGAAGTACAATGCGCCAGTAATAAGGGCATCACCATCATTGTCTACAGTAGGAGCAGATGCTTTAGCACCTAGGTAACGATCATCAAAGTTATCAAGCGAGGCCGCTGCAGAAGTAGCTGAACTTGCAGCCGCTGTGGCAGAGTTAGCCGCATTTGTTTCAGATGTAGCAGCATTAGTTTCGGAAGTTGCGGCGTTAGTGGCTGAAGTCGCCGCTACAGTTGCTGATCCAAGGATATTGTCCACGTACAATTTCGTGGTTGCATGATCATTAGCCGTTGGTGCAGCAAGGCCAGTGATGTTGTTGCTGCCCATAGCGAGGTTGCCAGACATACTGTCGCCTGATTTAGATACCTGTAGAGCGTCTTGGTTATCAGTGTAGTTTTTCGTCGAAACATCTTGGGCCGCTGTAGGATCACCTGCACCAGTAATCTTGTTAGTACCCATAGCGATTGCGCCAGTCATTGTGCCGCCAGCTAGGGGCAGCTTAGTCGCAATGCTGTTTGTGATTGTTGTGGAGAAGTTGGGATCGTCGCCCAGCGCAGCCGCTAGCTCGTTTAGCGTGTCTAGTGTAGACGGGCTGCTATCAACCAAGTTAGCAATAGACGTGTCTACATAATTGCGAGTTGCAGCGTCTTGTGCGTTTGTGGGATCAGTAAGGTTAGTAATCGTAGCAGTCGTACCCGCATTCATGTTCAACGTACCGTCGATGGTGACGTTGTTGAATGAGGACGATCCACTAGAAGTTACGTTACCAGTTAGGTTACCAGTCACATTCCCCGTAACATTACCAGTGACATCTCCAGTCACGTTACCTGTTACGTTACCTGTAAGTGCGCCCGTAAATCCACCAGAGGCAGACACTGAGGTGAATGCGCCAGAGGAAGGAGTAGTAGCCCCAATAGTAGCGTTATCAATTGTACCACCATTAATGTCTGCAGTGGCGAGTGTGGTGGAGCCTGTGGCTGTAAGAGTGGTAAAGCTACCAGCCGCCGCCGTAGTCGCACCGATTACAGCATTATCTATAGTGCCGCCGTTAATGTCGGCTGTAGCCAGAGTAGTCGCACCTGTAGCAGACAGAGTAGTAAACGCACCACTAGAGGGCGTAGAGGCACCGACTGTGGCATTGTCTATACTACCGCCATTGATATCGGCTGTGGCTGCAGTCAGGCTTGTGTTGGCTGTAAGTGTAGTAAACGTACCAGCGGCTGCATTCGTATTACCGATAGTAGTGTTATCAATAGCACCTGAGTTCAGGTCAATAGACGTAATAGTAGTCGTACCTGTGGCAGACAGGTTGGCTACGGTGGTGTCGCCAGTCACTCCGAGTGTGCCTGCGATAGTCGCATTACCAGAGGCAGTGACATTACCTGTGACTGCTAGAGTACCACCAAGAGTACTATTACCAGTGACGTTTAGAGTGCCACCTAGAGTAGCGTTTCCAGCCGCCGCAATACCCCCACTCAAGAACAGGTCTTGGAAGCGTTCCGTGTTGGTGCCGAGGTCTACAGTGTCTGTGCTAATGGGCTTGATTACGTTGTCAGTGATGACTTGTACTAGCTCTCGCCAGACGGCTGCGTTAGTGGTGCTGCCCACGCAGATGTATATGCGTCCATTAGTGGTGTTCTCCCACAATGAACCCGGAGCATAACCCTCTGTATTGTCGTTGGTCGCCAGAGGTGCGGTAGTCGCATCCATCTTATTGGCACCACCAATACCACCATTTTCCGCTGGCAGATAACCAGAGACAGATGTCGCTAGGTTAATCTTTGGAGAGTTACCCGTGGAGCCATCGTGTGAGTGGCCTGTAGTAGCATTAAAGGCAGCAAGAAGCTGGTTAAATTCTGCATTCAACGGTGGTGCAGTAATTGGTGATCCGTTAATGATACTAGCAGTGGACTGCCGTGTATAACCTGCCATCTGTTATCTTCTCCCTGCCATAGTAAATTCGAAGACCATTCCTTGAATAGAAAAAGGCTCTGTCTGACCCACGGTCACGTAAGTAGCCTGTGCAGCAAAGCACGATCCCTGAATATCACTGGTCATAATTGGCTTTGATGAACCGCCATAAAGTACGTTTGTTGCATTATATGTGATGTTCCTACCACCGTACTTGGTAGGTGCGCCCGTGGACGCTTGTGAATAAGTAGCGGGTGTAGACACGTTGCCGTCACCCCAGTCGTAAGTCATTGATAGAAGCATCTCAAACGGACCCTCAGCCCGAATAAATGTATTGATCTTACGCAGTGTCTTACGCTGTTCTGTCTCTCCGAAGTCGATATACGGAGTGGCGTAAATTGATACGATGTCTCCACCGTTAAACGAAGTGCCATTCTCTTGGCGGTAGACTTTACCGTCATAGTCGCCGTGCAGGATAAACTCTGTGGTGCCTATGTAGCCACTGGTGCAGCAAGAGGCTCTAATGCCTAGTAGCTCCCCAAACTCCCAAGCGATTGCACCTGAGCTATTAGTCAGACCGCCGATGATGCCAATGCTGTCGCTTGCGGCTAGGGTATCATCGCCAATGAAGTATCTGATCTGTGACTTGGAGCGAATGACTACGCCGTTGAGCGTGTCCATGTCACTGTTGGCAATCAGGTCTACGAGTGTCGCCTGAATGGGTTTACTCACAGTCTCAAGTTCAACGTCACCAATACGAGAAGTACCCGCAACGGGTCGGAAGCCGTCAGGAGACAAGAACATCAAGTCGCCGCCAATTTCCAATACGCTGTCTCTGGCAACGCAGCCCACGTTTGCAGTGACCTGATCAGTCACAAATGCATTGGCTGCGTCTAGCGTAATTTTCTTAATGCCGTTTGTACCAAAGACAAACAAGTCGTCGCGGAATGGGTTAATCTGTATTACGTCGAAGCCAGCGGCTATCTGACCTGCGCCACTTGCGGAAGTGAAGTCGTAGAAGCCGTCAGGGTCTGCAGTGCTTGTAGGGGCAGAGTGGGCGATTGCCGCGCCGAATGCCGTATCGCCAGCTAAAAATAGAGTATTCTTAAATACGTCTACGAGGGCAGGGGCGTTCAGGCATTGGTCTCCACCGCCAGTATTAGTGGTGTGACCCGCTCCAGAGGTATATCCACCTGCGTTTGTAGACTTTAGTTCTTCCCAGTGATCGCCGTCGAATACGATTGCTGGGTTTACCCCATCTACAAATACAATCTTATTACCTGTACCAAAGTTAAAGGTAACGTGACGCAGCTTAGTGACTGTGCGGCTGTTCAACGTCATTGGACGAGTAACGCCGTGGTCTAGAGTAAACTTACGCCAGCCAATGTAGGCAGTGTAGTAGTAGAAGCTGTAGTTACCGCCTGTAGCGTCTTCCCGTGCGGCAATAATCTTTGTGGTGTTGCTAACGTCATCCTTGAAGATTGCTAGACCTAGAACCTTGCCAGTGGCAGTGGACTGTCCGTCAACGGTTACTTCACCATAATCGGGGTCATACTCATCGTACCCCTCAATACGCCGATAGCCGCCAAATAATGACGGCTCATAGTTAACTAGTCGTGTAGCGGCACCGGGATTGTTATCCGACAGGTCTAAGTGGTTTTCGTTACTATTTAGACCGCCGCTACAGATCAGTTTAAATGACTGTATATTGTCAGGCATTAATACTTAATCCGCGTATCTCGAATATAAACATCGTCGTTAATGTACAGCGTCTGCAGGTCTTTGATGCCGCCCTCGAAGGCGATGAATGCACCCTGTGCGGCCTCTAAGTTGTCCTTAAACATATACATATGATAAATTGC